GCATCCATGTGGCACAAAACATCGTTAGGATGTCCGTCAAGCAGCTCTGAGATCAGGTATTGTTCAAACTCTTGGTCATTCATATTTATCCCCTAGTGAGTTACCGCTTCGAAATAGTGCCACAGATCAACAGGTTAGTGCAAATATATTTCTATTAGTAAATGTAAACCTATAGAAACATTCTATTACCAAACGTCAACATTCTGCGATAATGAAATACGAAAAATACTTAAAACAATTGCAAGAAACTAAGACTAAGCCGGATAAACAGCCGGAAGTTAGAAAAACAACACCACGAGGGCAGACCATTGAAAGACGATCATTCAAAATCCTTAGCAGCAACGTCAAGCGGCAAAACTGGAACGACTAAGACTTATAACTTTGGGCTACGGTACTGTGCTGGCTGTAAGCGGAGCAGGTCAGCGATCCAGTTCGGCAACCTAGAGGTTTGCAAGATTTGTCAATTACGAAACGTTAAGGTATAGTTTAGTCACGCTTGGCGGCGTGTTTGGGTAAGCCCTAGAAGGGACTCTGCTGGTTACCCACCAGTCCGCCAACACCTTAAACGGTGAGAGTCTCTCCTAGGGCTTTTTTTATTGGAAAAAGCTATGTTGAAATTTCGAGGATGCGAAGGATGTGAAATACAAATTGACGATAACGGCTGCATTGTTATTTGGCAGCATAGTTACGAATTTGGCAAAGAGGTTAGCGTTGTATTGACTCCAGCAATGGCGTGGGAGTTGCAATCGTTAATTAACTCTCATCACGAGGAAATGACGTTTGCATGGGCTGATGGAATGGTACAGGAGCCTCCAAATGCCTAAACGTCCATCATTCCAATTTTATCCCTCCGATTGGCTACGGGATACAGCACTAAGGTCATGCTCAACAGGAGCCAGAGGTCTATGGATAGACATGATCTGTTTTATGCACGAAGGTAATCCTTACGGACACTTGAAGGTTGGGGATAAGGTTATCCTTCCAGACAACCTTGCCCGTATGGTTGGGGAAACCTTAGAGGTTGTTGAAGGTTGGCTTAAAGAGTTACATCATGCAGGAGTGTATGACCTTGCTGACGATGGGACTATTTGTAGCCGCAGGATGATACGAGATGAAAACCTTAGACAAATCAGAGCGTTAGGTGGAAAACTTGGTGGAAATCCAGCCCTAATAAATGGTGACAAGGTTAACCTTAAGGTTATCCAAGAGGTTAAGCAAAATCCAACCCCTTCATCTTCATCTTCATCTTCAAAAGAACAATATAACGAGCATTTTTTGAAATTCTGGAATGTTTATCCAAACAAGAAAGCTAAGGAAGCTGGATGGAAAGCATTTAAGAAATTAAAAGCCGATGAAACATTTGTTTCTATGTTGATAAATGCTGTGCGTGAACAAGGATTGCTTACCAAAGATGTTCAATACGTTCCTCATGCGTCAACATGGCTCAATGGAAAACGATGGGAAGATGAAATCAAGCCTAACATCGAAATCTTTATGGGGAGGAAAGTGCTGTGATTGGAGACTTGCTAAACAAACTCGAAAAGGTGCGCGGTTCTAAAGGTCGCTGGACTGCTTGCTGTCCTGCTCATGGCGACAAATCACCAAGCCTTGCCATAACGGAAACTGATGACGGTCGAATCCTGCTCAAGTGCTTTGCCGGATGCTCAGCGCATCAAATCGTTGAAGCGGTTGGAATGGACTTGACAGACCTATTTCCTAACGACAACAATTTAGACCGATTAAAGGCAAACCATATCAACAAACCTGTGAGGAGACCGTTTTACGCCACAGACCTGCTGAAAATAATCCAATTTGAGGCACTTATTACGTCCATAGCGGCGTTTGACGTAAGCGAGGGTAGGGAAGTATCAGCCGAGGACAGAAAACGGCTTAAAACGGCTGTATCCAGAATCAACGAAGCAGTTTCTTACATTCAATAGGAGAGATTATGACCATCACACTAACCCGCGAGGAAGCGCAGCAGGTGCTGGATGCGTTGGAAGCAGAACACAGCGCGATATACGGAACAAGCCAGACTGTGAAAGCAATCGAACTACTCCGCACCCGACTTGCGCAGCCTGAACCGACAAAGCTATGGCTGTGGAAAAACTTTGTCAATGGCAGACCTGAATATTGGGCGTTTGACAACCCATACCCAAGAAATCTTAACGATGGCGACCCGCAGACGATTGGTCAGCCTTGTGGTTATGCAATCTTCAAACCATCACGCGATGGAAGTAATGGGCGAACTGAAGAACAAGTACTGCGCGAGATTAGTACAGTGCAAGAAAGGAATTAAATATGCTTTATTTTCAAGAGCCAGACATTGAGCCTAATTACCGCATCAACGGTGTGGACTTGTACACGACCGACCAAACAATTCAACACTCGGTAAAAATGCAAGAGCTTCAACTCGAAACGCTGAGAAAGCAAAAAAAAGTTACCGAAACTTCTCAGCGCGAATGGCAGGGGCTGACGGATGAGGAGCGCACATTTTTGGCGTGGGAATCAAACAATGGATCGCATTGTGTTGCGATGACCGAAGCCAAGCTGAAGGAGAAGAACAGTTGACTATTGAGCTAACGAGAGATGAGGCTGAGGAGCTACTAAAGATTCTGAAGCTAATGTACACAAACCATGCTCTAACGAAAGCCATTGCTGATCGACTAGCCGGAGAGCTGCTGATTGAGTTTCCGAAAGAGCCTGAGCCAGAGGAGCCAGTTGCGGAATGGAAAGACTTATCAACCGCAGAAATCAAGGCTATTTGGAACCTAACGAAAAAGCCTAGCGAGTTCGCGGCGATGCTATTGGCAAAGATTAAGGAGCGAAATGACATTCCACGATGACCTTAGCCGAGGCGTAGCCATTGAAATGCAGGTTCTTTCGAATATTCGGAAGAAATATCCATGCGCTACGTTGATTGATGGTTACAAGGGCTACGACATTTGGATACCGGAGACAGGCACAGGGGTTGAGGTGAAGTATGACCCGATGTCTAACGAGACAGGCAATCTGGTTGTTGAAGTTGAGATGTCTGGTAACCCATCGGCATTGTTAGCAACCGAGGCTAAGTGGTGGGTTTTTTACGATGGTGACGTTTTTTTATGGGTCAGACCTAGAGACATTATTCACTGCATTATCGAGAATAAATTGGTATATGTAGAGTTTGTAGGTGCTGGAGATCGGAACAAAAAGAAAGCGTTTTTGATTAAAAAAGAACTGCTGTTCAAATATGGGGAGAAACGATGAGCATTGAAGCGAGGGCGATAGAACTAGACGAGGCTAGGAAAGCCCGAATCCTGAAATCCGAGACCATTGACGTTGAAAAGTACCTTCACGCTAACGATGTAACGATCCGGGTAAGGAAGGCTCGTGATTGGCTGGAGTCGGTCAAAGAGTCTTACCTGTCGGAAACGGTAGAGCGAAAAGTAGTTATGCCTTGGACTAAGACGCATGACTCCTTTGCCTATCGTGAGGGCGAGGTTACGGTTTACGCTGGTTCTAACGGTGGCGGTAAATCGCTTATTACAGGTCAAATCGCGCTGCACTTAGTTAAGCAGGGTCAATCGGTCTGCATAGCGTCGTTTGAGATGAAGCCAGAGAGGACACTACAACGGATGCTTAGACAGTTTTCCGGTGAATCGCTGGATGATCCGCTAACCCATGACAGGGCAGGATTCATCACGAAGATGGTTGACCGGATGGACAAGTTTCTAGGTAGTAATATGTACCTTTACGACCAGCAGGGAACTACTTCACCAGAGAAGGTTATTGCGATGTCGAGATACTGCGCCACAGAGTTAGGCGTGAAGCACATCATCATCGACAGCCTAATGAAGTGCGTGAAGAACGAGGATGACTTTAACGGTCAGAAGTCTTTTATCGACGAGCTAACAGCACTAGCGAGAGATCATAACGTCCATGTTCACCTTGTCCACCATATCCGCAAACAGCAGACGGACGAGACACAGCCGAACAAGAACGACCTAAAGGGATCGGGCTCTATCTCGGATCAGGTGGATAACGTCTTTTTGGTGTGGCGCAACAAGAAGAAGGAAAACGCCAAAAACAGGGGTGAAGTGATCGACGAGACTCAGCCGGATACCTACCTAATGTGCGAGAAGCAGCGGAATGGTGACGGACAGGAGTGGTACGGACTTTGGTACGACAGTCTAAGCCAGCAGTTTGTGGAAAGAATAGGGGCGAGAATTGACTTTGACAACCGAGGAAGTTTTAGAGCATAAGCACAGGTGCGAGGTGCGCCAAGTCTTAGCTTGGAGAGTAGAGGACAGGGGCAAGGCGATGAGCTACCTATCTTTGGTCAGGCAGAAGCGAGGCGATCAAGCTGCGGATAGGTTAGAGAAAGATTGCCGGACTCAGTGGGAACGTGGGAACCGAGGCGAGAAAGGGGATTGGCGTGGTCTATAAACGGGTGGATTCCAATCAAGTCGAGATTGTCAAAGAGCTAAGACGCTTAGGGATGGAAGTTGAGCATCTGCATAGCGTAGGCAAGGGTTGCCCGGATATTCTCGTTGGCTACAAGGGTAAAAACGTCCTGCTGGAGATAAAACGAGATGAGAAAGCCAAGCTAACCCCGGATCAGGTCTTATGGCATCACAGTTGGAGAGGGCAGGTAACTGTTGTCAGTAATGTAATTGACGCGATAAAGGCGGTAAAAGAGGTTTGCCGGGAATAGTGTTTGTCTATAGCAATGTGTTTACCGATAGAAATAAATGTGTTGACGCTCCGAAACAGTTTTGAGATAATATATCCATACCGCAGCACACAGCGGGATGACCAAGGGGTAGAACATGATTACAGCGCACCTGACAAAAGTTAAAAACGGCTGGCAATTGACGCTAGTAAATGGTGTCCAGCCATTGCTTGAGAACATCATTACCAAAATTGAATTTAAGGAAAAGCGCGAGGCTAAGAAATTTGCTCTAAGCCAGAACGCTAAACCTTGGAACTACGTTTAAGGGGGCATTATGAAAGTTGAAGGAACAACCCAACACACAGCAATTTTCGTCGATACGGTTGGCAAGAACGTCTGGATTAACGTGATGTTGTCCAACGGTAGCGCAAACCTGTCTATCTCGCCTGAAAACGCTGAGAAGCTGATTGAGGCAATCCGAGTTTCCATTACTGAGGCTCAGTATGCAGGTTGATCCTCATGAGGCAATCGACTTTATCTACCGGAACTCTACGGCTTACGCTAAGGCTAAGGCTGAGGTAACGTACCTCGATGAGTTTCGTAAAAGCAAGAAAGCAATCCTGTTCAGTCAGGCTATCGGGAATACGGTCGCTGACAGGGAGAATCAGGCTTATGCTCATCCAGAGTATCAAGCCTTACTAAAAGGGCTTCAGGCGGCTGTAGAAAAGGCTGAGGAGCTTAGGTGGAAGTTGATTGCAGCACAGGCTCGCGTCGATGTCTGGCGCAGTCAGGAGGCTTCTAATCGAACAATGGATAGGGTGACACAATGAATGAGATCGATGACAGCAATTTGGCACAATGTGAGTATTGCGGTTGGGTAGTAGATTGGGATGAGGTTCCGAGGGCTAGGGATATGTCTGGAGAGATCGTTACCTGCTGCGAGGAGTGCAACGAGGGTGAGAGTTTCGTCAATTATCCGAGCCAGAGATTTAATCAAAAAGGGTAGAATGAGGGCAGCTATCGTGAGGCTATATGCAGCAGCCTTTATTCGAGAATCTGCCCATAAAGATCAGGAAACTGACTCAGCGTGAGATAAACGCTTTGATGGAGCGTTGCTTTGGGAATCTTGAGTATTACCACGAGCCTGAGATCAGGAAATTTGCCAAAGAAATCCAGAGGGCTATGCTAAATGTGGAGAAAAAGACAGATTGAATTACCGAAACAAAAAGCTACTAGAGATCGCCCGAAAGCTACCGTGTTGCCACTGCGGAAGGGAGGATGGGACAGTAGTAGCAGCCCACAGCAACCAGTTGCGGGATGGCAAGGGAAAGGGTATAAAGAGTAGCGATTTTAGAATTGCAAGTTTGTGCTTTGCCTGCCATTCCGAGCTAGATCAGGGTAAGAATTTATCTAAGCAGGAACGGGTCGAGATGTGGGAAGAAGCGCATCGCAAGACGATAGGTTTACTATTTGAAAACGGTTATCTGGAGGTCAAGTGAAGAAGCCGACAAAGATGCAGAAAAAGGTAGGCAAGGTAATGAAGGAGTTTAAGGAAGGCACTTTGCATAGCGGTAAGGGCGGCAAGGTGGTCAAATCCAAGGATCAGGCGATTGCCATTGCGCTTTCGGAAGGTCGCAAAGCCTCGAAGGGGAAGAAATGAAAAAGAAAGGCGATCCGGGTTTGTACGCTGCGATCCATGCCAAGCGTAAACGTATTGCCGAGGGTTCTGGCGAGAAGATGCGTAAGGTAGGTTCTAAGGGTGCGCCGACTAAGGCAGATTTTAAGGAAGCCGCTAAAACAGCCAAGCCGAGGAAGAAATGAAGAACGGTAAAAAGAAATCTGACAAAGAGTTGCTAAAAGAGTATCTCGACGAAGAAAAAGAGAAGAAAAAGAACGGTGTTAATGAGATAGAAATCGAGATCAAGATTCCTATGGGTAAGCATAAGCGGGGCAAAAATGGGCGCAGCATGGACTAAGAAGGCTGGCAAGAACCCGAAAGGGGGATTAAATGAAAAGGGTAGAAAGTCTTACGAGGCTGAAAATTCTGGCTCTAATCTTAAGCCTCCTGTTAAATCTGGTGATAACCCTCGTCGTGCTTCGTTTCTAGCCCGAATGGGTAATATGCCGGGAGCAGAGTATAAAAATGGTGAGCCTACTCGTTTGCTACTATCTCTACGGGCATGGGGAGCCAGTTCAAAAGCCGATGCCAAGGCTAAAGCAGCCGCCATATCCGCAAGAAACAAAAAGAAATGAGCCACCAGAGCCAGCTAGACTTTGTGTCTGGGTTAAAAAAGCGGTTCCCACAGTATTTTTTCGAGGCTAAGGTCTTAGAGGTAGGAAGTCTGGACATTAACGGTTCTATCCGGCAATTCTTTGTCGGCTGCGACTATACCGGGGTTGATCTTGGTGAAGGTCGAGGCGTTGACGTAGTGGCTAAGGGTGAGGAATTGACCTATCCAGACAGCAGTTTTGACGTAGTGGCTAGCTGCGAGTGCTTTGAACATAATCCTGAGTGGGTAAAGACCTTCAATAACATGGCTAGGATGGCTTCAGGTCTTGTTTTCTTTACCTGTGCTACTACGGGTAGGGCTGAGCATGGAACGAGGCGTACAAGCCCGGATGATGCGCCATTTTGCGGTGATTACTACCGGAATTTAACGGAGCAGGATTTTAGGGAAAACTGTGATCTGGATAAGTTTACAGTGTATGAGTTTTTAGTTAACAGTAGTCCGGCAGATTTGTATTTCTGGGGCGTATGCAAGCAATAGTCATTTGTACGGTAGGAAACCCCGGCATAGCGGTACTGCTGGAATCGATAAATGTTTACGCTAACGACATTCCGGTTTACATAAGTTCGAAAAGCCCCATAAATACGACACATAAAGTGATACCAAATAACGGTTCCACTTTTGGGGATGCTTATAACGCAGCGGTTGACTATGCTTTCCAAGATGGAAACTACGACTCATTGATTTTAGCTAACGATGACGTGGTTCTTAATCCAGATACGCTATCGTTGCTAAGAGAAGATGCGGGAATTCTGGAGTCTCGTGGCGTTAAATACGGATTCTTAGGCGCAAGAAGTGACTATGTGTTGCCAGACCAAAACATTCGGTTCCCGATAGAGGGGGATAAGCGTAACGGTTTACGGTGGGCAAGCGAGTCAAATATCAAATTGACTCCGGTGATTGCGCCTATTTTCGCGTCGATCAGCCGAGAGGCATGGGAAGTTGCAAAGTTCCCGTCAACTAATTGGTATTCAGATAATATAATATGTCATGACTTAAACGTGGCGGGTTATCAGCATTTCGTCAGTAGGGCTTATGTGCATCACGCAGGGAGCCAGACGATAGGCGTTGATTTCAAGAAAAGCCATGAGGAACCGAGGGCGTGGATAATGAAGAACCGCCCGGATATGTACGAACTTATTTACGCATGACACCGGAAAGGTAGTGCAAAGTGCAGATAAAGACAGTCTCAGTAGAGAAGCTCATCCCTTACGTCAAGAACAGCAGGACACATTCTGACGGTCAAGTAGCCCAAATCGCGGCGAGTATCAAAGAATTCGGCTGGACTAACCCTATTCTTGTGGACGGGGAAAGCGGCGTTATAGCTGGTCATGGGCGGCTACTGGCTGCAAGAAAGCTAGGGCAGAAGGAAGTTCCGGTTATTGAGTTAGCGCACATGACGGAGAGCCAGAAACGAGCTTACGTTATTGCCGACAATCAACTAGCTATGAACGCAGGCTGGGATACGACCTTGTTATCGTTGGAACTAGCCGACCTAAAGGAAGTAGGGTTTGACTTAGAAATATTAGGTTTTAAGCCTGAAGATTTGAAAACTTTCACTGAAGAAATAAACTTTGATGCTGGAACTGAAGAAGATCAAGGGAAATTAGATCAGTTAGACCCAAAATGGGTTTGTTGCCCACATTGCGGTAAGGAGTTTGACGCTCGTGAAGCCTGAACTAAAGATTGATTGGGCAACTCACGAAGCGACAAAGTTTGCTTGTGAGAAATGGCACTATAGCAAATCGTTACCTGTGCCGCCATTAGTAAAGATAGGTGCTTGGGAAAATGGCAAGTTTATAGGTGTAGTAATCTTTAGCAGAGGAGCATCATCTAATTTGATGTCTCCTTATGGGTTGGGGCAAGATGAAGGGTGTGAGCTTACAAGGATTGCTTTAACTAATCATAAAACTGAAGTAAGTAGAATTGTAAAATTAGCAATAATATTTCTTAAAAAGAATAGTCCAAAATTGCGTTTAATAGTTTCGTTTGCTGATCCTCAATACGGGCATCATGGAGGCGTATATCAAGCTGGCAATTGGATTTATTGCGGAGATACTGCTGCTGGTGTTGAATACTGGCATAATGGAAAAAGATTGCATAGTAGGCAAGTAAGTGAAAAAGGTTGGAATATTCAGCAAGGGCAAAAACGAAAGACGGTTAAGCCAAGTGAGTGCAAGATAATAAAAACAGCAGGGAAGCATAGGTATTTAATGCCTTTAGACGAGCAAATGAAGCAAAAAGTTATCAAATTATCAAAGCCTTACCCTAAGCGTATGAAGCAGGCAATGGTCGAGTCCATCGATACAGCGGAGGTGCAACACCTACCCATACGCTCCACTAATTTGCAAGTTGATAATATTTCCCCTTAATAAAATGGTAGAGCATAAGCCAACAGAAGAAAACAAGCGGATAGTCGAGACATCGGCAGGTCTAGGCTTGCCCCATGAGCAGATAGGCGCATTGATAGGCATCGATGATAAGACGCTGCGGAAACATTATCGGACTGAGCTAGACGTAGGAAAGGCTAAAGCCAGCGCACAGATAGCCAAGACGCTGTTTAGCAAGGCTCAGGGTGGGGATACGACTGCGCTAATCTGGTGGACTAAGGCTCAGATGAGATGGGCTGAAACGCAGAAGCAAGAGGTTACTGGGGCTAATGGTGGCGCACAGGAAATGATCGTCCGATGGGGCGGGAAGGCTAAAGATGACGTACAAGATGATTAACTGCCCTAGTTGCAGTGCGTTCCTAGTGAACAACAAATGCCTGAACTGCGGATACGTTAAGTGACGCTATCAACAATGAATGTGCATTTCAGCAGCAAAACAGATTTGTGGGCTACCCCAATGGACTTTTTCAGGAAGTATGATGAAAAGTTTGGGTTTGAGTTAGATGTATGCGCCACCCATGAAAATGCCAAATGTGAAAAATACTTTACCATTGATGATGATGGATTATCAAAGGATTGGTCAGGTATTTGCTGGATGAATCCACCGTATGGTAGGGAAATTATTAAATGGATGAAAAAGGCTTATGAATCAAGTTTAAGTGGCGCAACTGTGGTTTGTTTGGTTCCTGCAAGGACTGATACAAAGTGGTGGCATGAGTACGCAATGATGGGGGACATTGAGTTTATTCGCGGAAGGTTGAAGTTTGGAGGGGCAAAAACTAGCGCGCCATTCCCGTCTGCGGTAGTCATTTTCTATGGCGCACAATGAAAGAAATTGTCATTCCTTACGAGCCGCGAGATCAGCAGCTAGAGATACATGATGCGATTGAGCAGCATCGTTTTACTGTGGTGGTTGCCCATCGTCGCATGGGAAAGACTGTTTCGGCAATTAACCATCTCATCAAGTCCGCTATCGAGTGCGACAAGCCAGACCCACGATTTGCCTACATTGCGCCTACCTACGGACAAGCCAAAAGGGTAGCGTGGGATTACCTTCAGAAGTACACCAGATCACTAGGAGCTACCTACAATGTCTCTGAGTTACGTGCTGATTTTTATGGGCGTAGGGTTAGTCTATATGGGTCTGATAATCCTGACAGTCTTAGGGGGCAGTATTTTGATGGCGTGGTTATCGACGAAGTTGGCGATCAGAACCCACGTATTTGGAACGAAATCATCCGACCTGCTCTTGCCGACCGTATTGGGTGGGCTTGTTTCATTGGCACTCCTAAAGGTAATAACCATTTCGCTGAGCTAGCGGACAGGGCTAAGACCGAAGAAGGCTGGCGATTCCTAGAGTTCAAGGCTAGCCAGACGGGGGTTTTACCGGACGCAGAGCTAAAGGCTGCCTATCGAGAGATGGGCGAGGACAGGTACAACCAAGAGTTCGAGTGTTCCTTTAACGCAGCAGTTGAGGGGTCTTACTATGGCAAAATTATTAACGAGCTTGAAAGGGATAGCCATATTACTGACTTTCCTCGTGATGATCTGTGCCGTAGCTTTACTGCATGGGATATTGGAATGGGTGACAGTACAGCTATATGGGTTGCTCAACTGGCTGGAAAAGAGATTAGATTACTCGATTTCGTCGAAAACCATGGACAGGGATTAGATTGGTACGTCAACTGGCTACGAGAGAACGATTACGAGGGATTTAGTCATATCCTGCCTCATGACGTACAGGTAAGGGAATTAGGCACAGGCAAGAGCCGTAAGGAAGTCTTAGAGGAAGCAGGGCTATCGATAACGGTTGCGCCTAGACTTAATGTAGCTGATGGGATACAGGCTGTCAGGAGATTGCTGCCTCGGTGCTGGTTCCATCCGAGGGTTAAGCAGGGGTTGGATGCGCTGAGGAACTACCGTCGGGAGCATGACGAGAAGCGGCAGATATTCTATGAAAAGCCGCTACATGACTGGTCTAGCCATGCCGCTGACGCTTTTAGATACCTCGCAATAGGTCTTGACGAGCGAGATAGTTCATGGCAGACAACGTTGCCAATTTCTACAAAATGGATTGTATAATAGGCAAAACTCCGTAAGGATGTGCTATGAAGATGGATTCCGGTCAGATCAAAAGTATTATCGAGAATGAAATCGATAATTCCATCGGTTACATTGATACCGAGACTACAGACCAACGGGCTAAAGCCCTAGAGTATTACCTACGTTATCCCTATGGTAACGAGATTGAAGGACGCAGCCAGATCGTCACTGGCGAGGTAGCTGAGGCTATTGATGGTGCGTTGCCACAACTTATCCGAGTCTTTACGACTACCGAGGATATTGTCTCCTTTGAGCCGCAGACTCCAGAAGATGAAGCGTCTGCTAAACAGGCTACCGACTATTGCAACTGGGTGTTCTACCGAGAAAACGACGGTCTAATCCTCCTGCATAACTGGTTCAAAGACGCGCTGATGATGAAGGTCGGCGTGGTAAAGGCGTACTGGGAAGCCAAAGAAGACGTTAATAAAGAGTCCTACAAGAACCTGACCGAAGACGAATTAGCCCTTCTGCTGTCTGATCCTGCTATCGAGGTGGTCAGCCAGAACGTCGAGTTTATCGATGGTGGCGTTGACCCGATGGGTATGCCGATCCAGATTCCGATGTACTCGGTCAAGGTCAAGAAGGTCAGAAGGTACGGCTGCGTCAAGATCGAGAACGTACCGCCAGAAGAATTCCTGATTAGCAAATCGGCAAGAACTATTGAGGATAGCCCGTTTGTGGCTCATCGTCGCTTGTTGACTCGTTCAGAGTTGGTAGCGATGGGGTTTGACAAGGATGTGGTTGAGGGGCTGCCTAGCTATGACGATCTCCAGTACACAACTGAGCGAGTAGCCCGATTCTCTCAGGGTGAGCAGCCGGACGAGAATATCAGCCTTGACCCTACGATGCAGGTCTGCGAGGTCTATGAGTGCTATATCAAGATTGACGTTAATGGCGACGGTATCGCTGAACTGCGTAAGATTGTTTACGCTGGAAACGAAATCCTAGATGACGAGGAATGCGATCTGGTTCCGTTCCATAGCCTGTGTCCGATCCCCATTCCGCACAAGTTCTTTGGTCAGAGCTTGGCAGACCGGACAATGGACATTCAGCTAATCAAGTCCACTGTTACCCGTCAGATGCTCGACAACCTGTACCTAACGAACAATGCCCGTCTGGGTGTGGTTGATGGTCAGGTGAACTTGGATGATGCGCTAAACGCTACTCCGGGTGGGATTATCCGCATGAAGTCTCAGGGTGCGATTATGCCCGTAGAGGTTCCTGCGGTAACGGCTCAGGCTTTCCCGATGCTTGAGTACATGGATGCGGTTCAGGCTAAACGTACAGGCGTTAGCGACCAGCAACAGGGTCTTGATCCTGACGTACTGAATAACGTATCGGCAACGGCTATTGCCGCGATGATGAAGTCGAACTCTGGCAAGCTGGAGTTGATTGCTCGAATCTTTGCTGAGACAGGCGTTAAGTCGCTGTTTAAGGGCATTTTGCACCTATTAGGCAAGTATCAGGATCAGGCAAAGATTGTCCGTATGCGTGGCAAGTTTGTAACTTTTGATCCTCGTACATGGACGAATCAGTACGATGTGGCGATTAACGTTGGCTTGGGTTCGGGTGATCGGGATCAAAAGCTAGCTATGCTCCAGATGATTCTAGGCAAGCAAGAGCAAACCCTAATGCAGTTCGGTCCGAGCAATCCTCTGGTGTCTGTGGCTCAGTACCGCGACACCTTGGCTAGACTGATTGAATCGGCTGGTTTCAAGGATGCCAAGGCTTTCATTAACGAGATCAGCCCTGAGCAGAACGCTCAAATGTCGCAGCCACAAGAACCGCCACCAGATATGCAAGCAGAGGCTACTCGTCTGTTGGCTCAGGTAGAGCGTGAAAAGACCGAGGCTAAGGCACAGATTGAGGCTGCAAAGCTCCAGCTAGAGAAGCAGTCGATGGAGGCTGAATATACTCGTAAGGGTATTGAGATTGCTATGAAAGCCGAGCAAAACGCAGCAGATATGCGGATTCGTGAGGCAGAGTTAGCGGTCAAGCAGTTGCAAGCGATTCTAGCGATGGACTTGGCTGACGAGGATAGCCGTAATAAACAGGCTGATATTGTCCTGAAGGCGATTAAAGAACTAGGCAACCTAACTAAGGGTATGAATGGACAAATCGCAATGGGCTGAGAATCTGCTGAGAGATGAGTACTTTCAGGCAATGATGGAAGAACTCAGGTCAGTAGAGATTAACAAATTTGCTATGAGTGAGTTTGGTGACGCAGCGGTAAGGGAAAACGCTTACCAGCAACTAAGGTCATTCGAGAAGATTGAAGCCTACCTTGAGAGCCTATCGGCACAGAAGTTGATAGATGAAAAGCGGCTGAAAATTTTGTAACTGAGTCGGGCAGTTCCCGATATAATTTAGGAAACTATATATGAGCGATACTGGAAGTATGACCCCGGAAGGGAATACACAGTTAGACGTTGGTGGTGCAGCTAACGCTATCTTGGGATTGATGGGCAGCGAGGAAGGCTCCGAACAGGAACAACCGGAAACGCAAGCCGAATCCAACGATAGCGAAGCCGAATCCGAGGAATACGAAGCGCAAGCAGAGGACGAATCGGAGGTAGAACAAGATGAAGGCGAAGAAGAAGCCGAGCAGCCTCGATACCGCGTTAAAGCCGCTGGTGAAGAAAAAGAGGTAACGCTTGACGAGCTTATCAAGTCTTATCAACTTGGCACAGACTATACGAAGAAATCGCAAGCTGTAGCAGAAGAACGCAAAGCCGTAGAAGCAGAGAAGGCGCGTATCGAGGAAGCTAGGTATCTGCGTGACCAATACGCAGAACGGTTGCAGGTAATTGAGCAGATGCTTAACCAGCAGCCAGAAACTGAGAATCTGGACTATCTGAAGGAAACCGACCCTATTGGGTACGCAGTTAAGGTTGCAGAGTTATCACAGCGGGAAAAGCAGTTAGCTCAAGTTCAGGCTGAACGACAGCGAATTGCACAGCAGCAAGAACAGGAACGTCAGGAGCAACTCGGTCATGTGATACAGGCTGAAGCTCGTAAGCTGGCAGAGGCAATACCTGAATATGCTGACCCACAGAAGGGTGAGGTAGCTCGGCGAGAACTGCGGGAGTTTGGTCAGAAGCTAGGATTCACAGAACAGGAATTAGCGGGAATCTATGATTCTCGTCAGGTTCTAACGTTATGGAAGGCAATGCAGTACGACAAATTACAGTCTGCAAAGCCGGGAATCACGAAGAAGGTAAACGAGGCTCCTAAAGTAATGAAGTCTGGCGTTTCCCAAGGTCGTGATGGTAACGAGGAACTGAAAAAGTTAAAAGCCAAGGCTAGGCAGACCGGAAGGGTTGCTGATGCCGCTAAAGCATTTGAACGTTTCTTATGAGGAATTAAATCATGCCTACATTTACAGCACATACCGCGATTGGTCAGCGGGAAGATTTGACCGACATCATCTATGACATCTCGCCAACTGAGACACCATTTATGTCTTCTATTGGCAAGACTAAGGCAACTGCCGTCTACCATGAGTGGCAGACTGACTCGCTGGCTGCGGCTACTACTGCTAACGCTGCTGTTGAAGGTGCAGACGCTACTTCGGCAACTCTGTCGCCTACCGTTCGTCTTGGTAACTACACTCAGATCATCCAGAAGACTGTTCAGGTTTCGGGTACTCTGGATGTTGTCAATAAGGCAGGGAGAAAAGCCGAAAAAGCGTACCAACTCGCTAAAGCATCCAGCGAGCTAAAGAGAGACCTAGAGACAATCCTGTTGGCTAACCAAGGTCGTTCGGCTGGTACATCGACTGTTGCTCGTAAGCTCGGCTCGATCTTGTCGTGGATCAAGACTAACTCGGACGTTGGTTCGGGCGGTTCTGACCCTGCGACTATCGGTGTTTCGACCCGTACCGATGGCACACAGCGTACCTTCACTGAGGCTCTGCTGAAGACCGTTGTTTCCGAGGTGTTCGTATCGGGTGGTTCTCCGAAGATTCTGATGGTTGGTGCTGCTGGTAAGCAGAAGGTATCGTCGTTTGCTGGTATCGCTGCACAGCGTTACATGGCTCCGGGCAATACTCCGACCACCATTATCGGTGCTGCTGACGTTTACATGTCGGACTTTGGCACGATGTCGGTTGTTCCTAACCGCTTCATGCGTACCCGCGATGCTCTGGTGCTTGATCCTGAGTACGCAGCACTCGCTTACCTGCGTCCATTCCAGACTAATGATCTGGCTAAGACCGGCGACAGCGAGAACACTCAACTCTTGGCTGAAGTTACTCTGGAAGTCAAGAACGAGGCTGCTCATGGGATCATAGCCGATCTTGACATGGCTCTATAACGGATTTTGATATAAGTAGCACATCTCCCCTGCCTAACGGTGGGGGAGAACTACAAAGGAATTTATGAGTACTCCGATACGGACTCAAACAGCATTTGAAGACGGTGATGGCGGGATTGTCATCGAGACTAAGCAGGATGTAACAGAGATTATCGAAGCCAATAAGAAACAACTGGACTACGATAAGTCTCGGCAAGGACACCTAAACGAACTGCATCACGTTGCTCGAATACCCTTTACGGTCATAGATGTACTGAACCAGCAGGGGATTATGAAGGGATTTAACGTGGTTGATGAGGTCGGTTTTGCTAGGTGGCTGAACGATCCTGATAATGCTGTATGGAAAACGTATCGAGGAACTATATGAGAGTTGGTGTTTGCGTCCCATGCCGGGATGAAGTGCATACTGGTTTTGCTTTTGACTTTGCTCGGATGACAGCGCATGATGCGTCAGTACGTTGCAAAGATGGTAAAGGCGGTTTAAGTTTATACACAATGCCGGGAACGCTGATATTTGACCAGCGTGAGAAGTTGGCAGAAGTGGCATTAGGTGAAGGATGTGATGCGCTATTGTTTATTGATAGCGATATGCGGTTCCCGCATGACATCATTACCATAATGTTAAGCAGGAATGTGCCGATTGTTGGTGTAAATGCAACGACTAGAAGGAAGCCTGTAACGCCTACAGCCAAGATACTCACAAGGTATATGGAAGGTGATACAGAGGTTCGTAAGTGGTCGAACATTGACTCTCGCGGCAAGGAAGGCATTGAGGAAGTTACAGCGGTTGGATTTGGTGCTGTGATGATCCGTAAGGAAGTGTTCGAGAAGACCGGAAGACCTTGGTTTGATGCTGGATGGGGTTCTAACGGTGTATGTGGTGAGGATGTGTTCTTCTGCGTCAAGGCTGGTTCTGAGGGCTTTCAGACGTATGTAGACCATGAACTATCGATGCACATCCGGCACATCGGCACTTACGAATACGGTTGGAAAGATTTTGAGCAGCTAGAGGAATAACATGGCATTTACGACCTATAGCGAGTTAAAAACAACGATAGCTAACTATCTGGCTCGTAGTGATCTGACTTCAGTTATTCCGGACTTTATCCGTCTGGCTGAGACTAGGTTGCAGAGAGACCTAAGAATCCGTCAGATGTTAGTTGTAGCTACAGCAAGTACAACGGGTGGCGATTCAACGCTTGGACTGCCTACCGACTTCTTAGAGATGAGGGATATTCATCTCAACACGACTCCGATTACTACGCTACGTTACAAGGCTCCTAACTCGTTTTATCAGGAATCTAGGGTAACGGATGGCGGCAAGCCCATTGATTACACTATTCTCGGTGCGGAGATGCAGTTAGCTCCGGTTCCAGATTCGTCTTATACGGCGCAGATGTTGTATTACGCCAAGCCTCCTGTATTATCAGATTCGACAGCTAGTAACGTATTCTT